TATGGAGAATCTTTCAAGAAGGTACTTAATTCTTGGTCTACTTTTACTTTAAATCCAGCTAAGTCAATAAGAAATATAGACTTTATTGGTACTGATTTATATATGGTAATTGAAGAAGCAAATAATACTACGTTAGAAAAGTTACCATTTGAACCAGACTATAAAGAAGCTAATACTGAATTTGAATACCACTTAGACCATAAAGCTACAGAAGCTCATTCTAATGTTTCTGTTACTTTTAATTCTGGTACTTCTACTTTTACTCTTCCTTATCGTTTAAGAGGAGCAATGAAAATAGTAGGAAGATATTTAGCTAATGGAGAAACAAGTACTTATGTGGATTCACAAGGTAATACAAAGACTTTAAAACCTGGACAAGTTATACAAACAACTAACGCTACTGATGGTTCTACTACAACTGTTACTGCTACAGGAGATTATAGAAATAGTAAATTCATTGTTGGTGAACCTTATGAAATGCAATATAGGTTCTCTAAACAACGCATCACAGCAGATCCAGGTACAGGTGAAATCATAGGTGGAAGACTACAACTACATCATTTCTATTTAAAGTATGAGTCTTCTGGATTCTTTAGGGTAGAAGTCACACCAGAGAATAGAGATACCAGTGTTCATAAATTTACTGGACGTTTATTAGGTTCATCTTCTAGTGCTATTGGTGCAGTTAATTTAGAGACAGGTACATTTAGATTTCCAATAATGAGTAGAGCAGACAGAGTAGATATAGATGTAAAGAATGACACTTACCTGCCTACTAAATTGTCTAGTGCAGAGTTTGAGGCTATGTTCCACATGAGGTCTAGAAGAATTTAATGGGGTATTTAAGGAAAGCAAATCTATCTGACTTAAATTATGTATGTAATCACTTAAGAATTTTAGACAAAATAGAAGCTTGGTATCAAACAGGTCAACAGCCAGAAGAAGCAGTAAAGCTTACATATTTAGCAGCAGATAGAAACTTAGCTATTGCTGGAGATAATGATCAACCAATGGGTTTATGTGGTGTATTAAAGGATGGAATTATATGGATGGTTGCTACTGATGAATTAATGAGTAAGAGAAGTTATAGGATTCAATTAATAAGAGAGGGAAGAAAATGGGTAGATAGCTTATTAAAAACTTATGAGGTCTTATATAATTATGTGTATGCGGAGAATACTTCTGCTATTAAATGGTTAAAGGCTTTAGGGTTTACATTTATTAATTTGCACCCTAAATACGGCCACTTGAATAAACCATTTTATGAGTTTGTGAGGATTGCCTAAATGTGTGTTATGGCTCTAGCTCCAGTAGGTGCTGCCTTAACAGGCGGTACTTTGACAGGGGCAACTGCTGGATTATTTGCAATGCAGTTAGGCTTAGGTGCTGTTACTGCTGGTATGCAAATGCAGCAATCTAATCGAATAGCTAGTTACCAAGGACAAGCAGCAGTAAGAGCAGCTGAATCAGCTAATAAAGCTTTTGCTATACAGCAAGAAGGTTTAGCCTCTAGGCTCAGAGAAGAGAGGCAGAAGTCAGCACAAGAAAGACAGGAAGTTGGCAAGAAAAGATTACAAGCAGAAGGAGCAATAAGAGCTAGTGAAAGAACAGGTTTGACTATTGATTTATTACTAGCTGATGCAGATAGACAAGCAGCTAATTGGCAAGATGCTTTAACTCAAACAATGCAGTCAGCTACACAACAATATGGAAGAGATGTCAAAGGATTAGAAGCACAAAGAGATGGTAGAACTAATCAAGCAATAGATACTAGAAATCAAGCAATGGCTAATCAAAGAGGTTTATTAGATGTCATTGCACAAACAGCCAGTACTGGTCTTTCCAGTTATAGCAACCTTTATCAAAAAGCAGTCTAATGACTTCTAGTTTTCAGCCACAAGCAAGACCAGTAGATACTTTTGTACGTCCTAGTACGGTTGCTCCTACTACTGAATTAGATCAATTAACAAGAGCATTGCAGACAGTTAATCCAGGTATTAATAAATTTATTGATTTTAAATTAGATCAAGTTATTGAAGATGAACAAGCTGAAGGTACTGAAATAGCAATAGAAAAGGCTGCTAATAATTTTAAAGACATCACAAAATCAGTCAAAAAAACAAATGGTGATGCTGCTGC